CGCGCTGGGGACGCTAAAGCTGACGCAGTAGCGGTCCGGGTAGCGACCAAAGAAGTTCTTCACGATCTGCCAATCGGTGCGTGAGGCCGAGGTTTTGCGCTGTTCGCCGGTGGCGTCGCCATAGACCACGACGCGGCAGGGCCCGCCCGTAAACCACTTCTGGGTACGCGCCAGAAATTCCTCGCAGGCTGCCAGCGTATTGGAGTCGGGCAGGATCAACTCCTCTAGGATCTGTACGACGCCGTTGTCAGTGGTCTGGCCGAGTACGGAGCACAGTGGATTCATATTGAAATCCAGGGCCCAAAACAGGGACACCGCGGCACTACGGACGCCCGGCCGGACGTTGTGCTCGCGATCGAAGGCATAGTAGGCGAGGCCGGTCGCGAGGGTTTCGAAGCTGGCCTGATACTCCTGCCGGTAGGTGCGCTCGTCTAACTCGCGCCGGGCTGCTTCCAACTCTTCGGGAGGAACCATGCCGCCTTGCGCGGTGGTGTACTGGAAGGCGGCCCAACCCGGTTGTTCGCGGCTGGCTTGGAACAAATCGTAGAAATGGTTGTGGCCCTTGGGTGTGCCGATGAACAAGGCTCCTCCCAAGCGGTCCGACAGGGCGGGCCGCAACACCTCGCTCCAGGCGTGGGGGGCCATGCAGGCGAATTCATCGAGAACCACGAAATCCAAGCCCTCGCCGCGGAGGCTGTCATAATGATCGGCGCCGCGGAGTGCAATGGTGCCGCCGGTGATCAGCTCAATTCGCAGGTCGGTTTCATTTGGTGGTGAAGCCCAAAAGCGTCGGGTGAACTCCTTTAGCGGCTTCCAGGCGATTCGCTTGGCCTGCGTGTAGGTGGGCGCCACGTACCAGGCCACGCGGCCCAGGCCGAAGGCGGCACGGCACAGCTCGGTGCACGCCAAATACGTTTTCCCGAAGCGTCTTCCCGCGGCCAGCACGCGAAAGCGGCGGTCACAGAGGAAGACGCGAGATTGCGGTGGCTTCAACGAAATGATCATGGCGATAAAATCCTTTCTGTGGGGAGATTCGGTCGGGCTTTCTGCCGGCCTGGACTACCGCGCGCACAGCGAGAGCGCAAGTCGGTCTAAAATGAGCCTTCATTTTCATCCTCCAAGCTGAGGTGCACGTGGAAGCTGAGTTCGTCACAGGCCGGTGCCGGCCCCATCCGCTCCTCAAACTCGCACCGCTCTACGTTGGGGAGCGCCGTGCGCTCATTTTTTGAGACCACTACGTGCCGCTCGCCGGGTGGGTCGCTCGGAAGACGTCTGACAGATCCGTAGCGAAACACGACCGGCGGGAGCAGACGGGTCTGCAGTATCGATTCGAGCCTTTGAATGCGCTTCGCCCAAGTCCTGGTCATCGGGGGAACCTCTTCAACTCCCGCGCTTCTTCACCAGTTGCTCCAGCTCCTCCAGCTTGAGGGCGAGTTCTTGGGTGTCGATGATCTTTCGCCTTTCGCCAAGCAGGGCGCCCAGTGTCTGGCCAAGGGCGGCAGTGCACTGGTGATTTGCGATTGCGTTCAGAACCACGTCGAAAGCGTTCGCGAGATCATCGAGGGTTTTGATGGGTGATAGCTTCAACTTTGAGGCTGGTCGCGTTCCCTGCTTCAGTTCGTTCAAGCACCACAGCCGGGACTTCGTATTGTCTCGAAGACCAGCGGCGATATTTCTCAGGATGAGCGAGTCGGCATGCTCCTGTAGGCGTCGCTGTACGACGAGGTTCGACTTGTTCCGGCTGCCCTTGGGCCGCCCGCGACCGAATTTGTTTCCAGGTTGAAAAGGACGACCGCGGGTCATGATTTGTGGTCCTCCGCAGGGAATGGTGAGTCTCGCGTGGAGCCGCGCGTATCGGGCGAGACTCCACGAGTTCCGAGATCCGTGATCAGCAGCATGGCGTGACCGGTCTGCAAGCGCCAGGACTCTAGCGCTGGCGCTCCAGCGCCATGTCACGGAAGGACCGCCCCGTGGAGGCGAGTACGGCCTCTCGCCTCGTATAGCTCTGCCATCGCGTGATCGTGGCGTCCACGTATTGGGGATCCAGTTCGATCAGGCGGGCGCGTCGACTGGTTTTCTGGCAGGCGATCAACGTGACGCCGGCGCCTCCAAAAGGGTCCAGCACGAGGTCCCCTCGCCGGCTGCTGTGCAGGATGGCGCGCTCGACGAGTTCCACCGGCTTCATAACTGGGTGCAAATCGTTGACGCGAGGCTTGTCGATGAACCACACGTCGCCTAAATTGCGTGCGCCACAGAAGAAATGCGCGCTGCCTTCCTTCCATCCGAAAAGAATCGGCTCATATTGTCTTTTGTAATTCGACCGTCCCAACGTGAAGGTGTCCTTCACCCAAATTAAGAAGGTCGACCAATGTCCTCCGGCGGCGGTGAACGCCTGGTATAAGGTGTGCAGCTCAGAAGACGACATCGAAATATAAATGGCGCCCCCAGAGACGGCCAGAATGGCGACACAACTGTCGTAGAGAAACTTGCCAAAGTCCTTGCCGAGATTATCATTCAAGATCGGGCCCGACCTTCCAGCGGCCGAGGGAGGCGGGCGATAGTCGACATTGTAGGGAGGGTCTGCGTAGACCAGATCTGCCGTGTGTCCTTCTAGCACCTCGTGGAGACATTCCAGGGAAGTGGCATCGCCGCAGAGAAGGCGATGATCTTCCAGAATCCAAACGTCTCCAGCGATCGTGACGGGTTGCTGGGGTGGATCCGGTACAGCGTCATCCTCCATATGACCGGTCTGATGGTCGAGCTCGTCCAGCACGCGCTTGAGCTCCAGCTCGCTAAAGCCCAAAGAGGATAAATCGATCTCTTCCTCCAGCAGCGCTGCCAGTTCGGCGCACAATTTCTCTTCATCCCAGCCCGAATTCGCCGCGATCTTGTTGTCGGCGATGCGGAGCGCACGGGCCTGAGCTTCTGTTAAGTGGTCGAGGACGATCACGGGAAGTTCGCTCAGACCGAGGAGCTGGGAGGCCAAAATTCGGCCTTCTCCCGCGATCACATTCCCGGCCTTGTCCACCAGAATCGGATTGACCATGCCATGTTCCTGGATGGAGATGCAGATCTGTAAAACTTGTTGATCGGGATGGGTTCGAGGATTCTTTGGGTAAGGGATCAGTCGAGCGAGGGGCCACAATTCGATTTGGCTAACGATTTTCGGGGTCATCATAATAGTTGAGTTCTTCCTTTCGTGAAAAGAGAAGCCCTCGTCCAGCCGTGCGGAGCACAGCGCCGTTGTTTCAGCGACGCTCGTCCCGACCACGCGGTCCGCGTGGACAGGCGGTGCTCCAGAAGATGGAGGTTTCCTTTCACACCAGATCAGTCGAGGGCCACAATTTGAAAAACAACGGGGTCGGCGAACTTTTTTGAGTTCGCTTATTTGTGCTGTGTAATCAGCGAGATAGGGACTGGACAGCTCGCCCGAGCGAGATCCTCAGCACGCGGATCTCAGCTGTTTACGGCGATACGGCGCAGATATTTGGTGCGGTCGAAATGCGCGGCGAGCCTTTCCTCCACAGCTCGCGCTGCCGGGTCCAACTGACCTCCGCGCTCAGGGCGCGTACCGTCGTCTCCCGTACACTCTCGGTGCCAGGCGCAGCTTCGGTCCAAGCCAAAATTTGCTCTTGAATATCCGCTGACAGGTTTAGAAGGTTCATGATTTGGGTGACTCGGGCGCGTGACACCTGCCCCAACCGGGCGAGCTCCGCGTAGTCCTTGATCACACCCTGATGGATCAGCCCCTCAAACTTCAGCGCCAAGGCCAACAACCTCGCGATCCGAGGCGACCGCTCCGGCGAATTCTCGACTCCTGCCGGGGCTTCCTCGACCTTGTGCCTACCGGCGCGAGGGTGCACCGGCCGGGCCGGGCCCTCGTTTTCCTGGAGCATGCGCTGGACCCGCTGCCAAACTCGCTCCTCGATAATCGCGCCCTGCTCGCCCGGGTAGGTCTGTCCTTGGTAGTGAACCTTCCCCGCGTAGATCCGATTCGTGAGAAGCACCACCACATCCTGTTGTGTAAAGGCTCTGCCCACGTGCAATCTCCCGCCCTTCGTCGTCCACCGCTTCGTGGTCCACTGCCGCCGCTGAATGTGATCGACTACCGCGAGCAGGGCGCGGTGCTCGAGATACAGCGCAAAGATTGCGCGCACCTGCCGCGCTTCTTCCTCGTTGACAATCAACTTCCCGCCACCGGCGGCTATATCGTAGCCCAACACCGGTCTCCCTCCTACCCACTTCCCCTTGCGTCGCGCTGCCGACATCTTGTCGCGCGTCCTCTCGGCGATGATTTCGCGCTCGAACTGAGCGAACGACAAGAGGATGTTCAGCGTCAGCCGCCCCAGCGAAGCGGTGGTGTTGAAGGGTTGCGTGACCGAGATGAAATGGATGCCGCGTTTCTCAAAGGCGCCCATCACACGCGCGAAGTCCAGCAGGGATCGGCTGAGCCGGTCAACTTTGTAGACCAGCACCGCGTCGACTGTTCCGGCTTCGATGTCGGCCAGCAATCGTCGCAGTGCCGGACGTTCCAGGTTCGCTCCGGTGTATCCTCCGTCGTCATAATGCTCAGACAGCGCCCTCCAGCCTGCGTGGCGCTGGCTCAGAATGTAGGCCTCCGCGGCTTCTCTCTGAGCATCCAGGGAGTTGAATTCTTGGGCCAGACCTTCCTCGGTCGATTTTCGGGTGTAGATAGCGCACCGCATCACTCGCCCCTGCCCGCGGAAGCCTTCAGTCGGAAAAACTCATAGCCGTTCCACGGCGTGCCTGTGGCCTGACGCGCAATGGCGCTCAGCGATTTGAAACATCGGTCCTGGTATTGAAAGCCGTCCGGGAGAACTTGAACCACGACCAGCTGTCCTTTGTATTCGCGCCGCAGAACGCTCCCGGGTCCCGGAAGACGCTCATCGCGATCGGGCTTGCGGCGGCTTCCGAGCGTCGGCTGCAAGAGCTGGTGGGCGGCGGCGAGCAGATGCGCCGGCGCCTTGATCCGTAGGTCGACATCTTGAGCCAACGCCAGGGCCCGCTGCCGCGCCTGTTCCGACAACTCCCCATAGGCGAGCGCCTGTAGCCGCCAGGCTACGCGGCGAAACAGGAACTGTTTGTGATTGGATCGCGACGGCTGCCCAAACAGTTCCAAATACTTGACCCGTAGCTCCCCGACGGTGGCCCGCCGCAGTTGCTCAATTTCCTTCCACATCACGATGTCCCCCCCTTGTTTCCCTCTCCGGCTCTCTCAACCAAGCCACTCCGGAAGCCTTTCTCAGGAGTGGTCTGTGAACGCCCTGTCCCATGAACCCTCTGCGCGGGGAAAAACGCAAGCCGGTCGGCAAATAACGCAAAAATAACGCAAAAATAACGCGGGTCTAACGCGGGTGGAAGGACCGAACAGGCGCCGCCAGAAGCCCGCAACCACCTCAAAACAGCAGCCTTACGCTTCTCACGAGGCGAGTTTAAGAGTTGACGGGTCCGAGCCTTTGCGTTATTTAACGCAAATCCGTCAGAACGGGCCAATCAACCGGCTTTCTCAAGAGGTGAGGAAAGGCTGGTTGCGCTGGGGACCCGAACGAACGGGGCCACCCTGACGTTAACAGGCCCGCGGCGCACAAATGCTGCTTCGCCGGAGGCGGAAGCAGAGCCCGCTTGCAGAGCAGAGCCGCACGCCGGATGGACTTCGGACAACGGACGATTTGTCCGCTCCTTAATGGTGATATGCTTGGCGACGAAA